CACAAACGCTCACACAATGACTGGGACTTGCTGGTAATCATAGATAGCAGACGCATAGCCATTGTGTGAGCGTTTGTGTCGGCTGATACATACAAGGTAGGAACTTTAGCCCGTAGCGCAATAGCCAAAGCCAGTGTCGACTTACCAGCACCAGGAGTGCCAGCAATCATCGAAACTTCGGATCGGCGAATAACTACTTTGTTGGCATCAAACGTGCGGAACACTGATGGTAATGGTTCACCACCGATGTCCTTTCCACCAACTGCACGGGCTAGGGTTCTCATATCTTAGAATGTACTCCATTCAGAATCGTGTCGGCGTACCCATACTGGTTCGCACTGATCTGGTGTTCCTTTAGGTGAAGGACACATGTATGCCTTCCATGGACCCTTTGCACCTGCACCTGTTCGCTTGGTCATTACACCATGTGAGCAGGTCTTAGATGATGGTCCAAGATTACCAGCATTGGTTGGGTGTGCAGTGTGAACTGCCTCAGCCCCAGGAAATGCTGCTGCGATATTCTGAACTGCCTGAACACCACTTGTTGGTGCTCCTGTTAGAGACTGTGCCATTACCTTGAGTACATCCTGTGACTCTTCGATACCGACTGCACTCTCTAGTGCTTCACAGAAACCAGCATAGGTCTCTGAGGCTACCACGAAGATACGTCCATCGGGTAGTTTACTGCTGACTTGGAAGTTTCCAGTCATTTGTTATCTCCTTTTTTCGTTGAGTGAAGAAACTTGCATGAGGATATCACACCACATCTGCCACAGTTTGAGAAGTTGGGCAGGAAGATCGTGTTCTTGCGAGCAGTGTCAAACATATTGAGGATGTCCTCGACTCGCTCAGCATGTAAAAATTCTAGGTTCCATTGTGAAACTGTACCAGTACGTGCATCCCAGAAACCTGCCCTATCGACAGTAATCCCATGCTTACCCAATGCCCATGCATACACTGCAAGTTGCAAAGGATGCTTCTGGGATGACGCACCAGTCTTGATGTCGATGAGTACCCTATTCCCATCGAAATCGGTCATGACTCTATCAATTGCCATCTTGACGATGGTATCCTCGATAGGAATTTCGTATTGCTTTTCAATGAAATCTTCGTAGACATTCCAGCCATTGTTGCGGAACTTAATCCACTTCTCAAGCATCCAGATGCCTTCGCCATACCACCACGACATATCCTCACGTTTGGCATACTGCCATGTGTTCATGTCTCCGTGGAGTTCTTCATCTTCCTTGACCTGTTCAAACCAGACCTTGTTCCAGATGGTTTCGGGATCTCCGCCTTCGAGATCGTAAACTTCGGTAGCCTTATGTACGGCTGTACCACCAGTGAACCAGACGGCGTGTGCTTCTTGCACACCCTCGACCTTGGTGAGGTAGTACTTCCAACCACACTCTTGCCACGTGGTTAGTGATGAATAGGAAATATGCTTTGGTAAATCGCTCATGGGAGCACTATATCAGACGATTATGTTTTAGGAAGATTGAACCTTCTACGAAGTCAATCGCGTCGTCGATATCCGATTCGATGTCTATCCAGAGTTCTGACGAACTCCCAAGTACACTACATCTCCGCATTTCTAAATCCCTGCCTGAGTCCTGAATTTAAGAAATGCCCCCCTACCCCCCAAAAAAAAATTGGTGGTTCAGGGAGGCGATGAACTAGGCTTTGCCGTCGTCCGTCATTTGAAGTTTCTGCCCCACGGTTTAACCCGCCCACGAAGGATATCATGTGATATGATTTTCCGCATGATAGAGATAACCATCTGCGACGAGTGTCGCAAGACCATCAACACCGAAGATGACACCTTTGTAATTGTCGACAAAGTATACTACTGCTACGACTGCTGGAGGGATGTCTGATGCCAACCTACGACTACGAATGTCCTGGGGATGGGGAAGTCATAGAGTTCACCCTACCCTTCGACCATGAGGCCCCTCTATGCCCCTGTGGAGCCCTTATGAGGCGTGTTTTCAACCCTGTGCCAGTCAAGTTTAACGGCTCAGGATTCTATTCCACAGGTGGTTGAACAGAAGTTAATCAGAGTAAATGCACTTCGAGTTGGGACGATTTGATGACCCGACCTATACAATTACCCTCGGAAGCCAAAAACTAGGCGCAACTCGCCATCTTTCGGGGCGATTTGGGGCATTGTAGAGACGACAAAAAGCCCCCCACCAGAGGTTAGTCTGATGAGGGGCTGATTGTTGAGAGCAGGCTAGGTTACTTAGAACCCTTGCCGAACTCTGGGGACTTAGGATCGAGAGCCTTCCACACAGGTGCGATGAAGGCTGAGACGAAGGCATAAGCCAAAGTCTTTGGGTCAGTTACACCTGACATGTAAAGCGCCGTAACTGCAGGAACTGCAGCACGTGCATATGTCGTTACGATTGCAACGAGTTTATCTTTTGTCATGTTTCTCCTTATGACTTGAATACTGGCTTGCCAAAACCGACGACAGACACGACTTGTGACTTGCGGAGTTTGGAGCCATTCTTCTTCTTGTAGGCGCGTACCTTGAGGCATACTTGCCCTCCGTTACGCTGGTCGCCCTTCTTATCTGGGGCGGTATTGCCTTCGATACAGGTGACTGTGCCATCGCCGTTATCTTTAACGACAATGCCAACGTGAGAGATGCGGTCTACCCCGTCGTTAGGGAAGTCAAAGAACACGATATCTCCTGGAAGAGGAATTGCTTCCTCAGCCTTTTCCCACTGGTTCTTCTTCATAAACGCGGTAGCACCTGCAACTGTTGATACACAATTAGGGATCTTGAGACCCACTTCATTGGCACACCAGTTCACAAATGAGCCACACCAAGGCAAGAAGTTCGCCTTAGTGAAAGCACCGTACTTGGTTTCGTTGTCCTTAGGACCTTCGATCACACCGATTTCGCCTCTGGCGATTGCGATGAAGTCTAAACGTTGACCCATTATTCACTCGCTTTCTTATCAACCTTAGCAAAGGCTGCATTGATTTCTTCTGAGGTGAGGCTTCCATCTGCTAGGTAGAAACGGGCAAGGGCTTCAAGCACACGTGCTGCTCCCAAGGCTCCAGCAAGCGTTGCTGCCTGCCATACTTCAATCCCAACCAATGATCCAGCACCGATAACTCCGAGAGATTCTGCTGCGATTACCGCAAAGATTCTCATCATTACGTTCTTGAATGTATCCATTATTCGTCCTTCATGTTTCGGATGTTGAGGGTCACTACCCAGACAACAAGTGTGACCATAATTGCATAACCAACAATGGTCTTTGCAGACCCTTCTAGAACAACCCAGGCGATGAACATGCCTAGGATTGTCCAGAGTTGGTTAAAGAAATCTGAGAACCATTTTTTCATTAGGGTTTCCTTCTGTATGCGGCTACTGCAGCAGCACCTGCTGCGGCTTGGGTGGCTATGTTTCCAGCGATGATGGCTGATAGAACAACCTTCTCTGACTCTTCTCTTACCTCTGGTGACATATCTGCACCAATGTTTGATAGGGCGGTAAGGACTTGTCCTGGATCTGTAAAGAGTTCTGCAAGCAATTCAGCAGGATTCTCAAGGAGTTCAAGAGCAATCACTACCTCTGCTGTCAGGATGACTCCGTTCTCCAGTTCGACTGGAGTATCAGGAGGCAACACGCTGAGGTCTGTCGATTCAGTAAGTTGTACAACTTCTGGTACAGTTGGCTCAGGTGTTTCTATAGGAGGCTCAGGTTGTACTGGTTCAGGCGTTGGCTCAGGTTCAGCAAGTTCAACCTCAGGCTCAAGTGGCTCTGGTTCGTCAACGATCTCAGGCTCAGTAATTTCAGGTTCCTCAACGGGCTCTTCTGGCTCAAGAGGAATCTCAGGCTCTACGACCTCTGGTTCATCCACTGGTTCGTCAACCTCAGGCTCTGGTTCTTCAGGAACTTCAGGCGTGGGTTCTGGCTCAGGTTCAGGTTCTGGCTCTGGAGTAGGTTCAGGTAATGGCTCTGGTTGAGGCTCTGGCCTTGGTGGTTGTACCACTATTGGCTCTGGTTGTACTATTGGTGTTGGCTCGGGAAGAGGAGTAACCACAGGTGTTGGATTTGATTCTGCTGTTTGGGTATCTACCGTTGATGTTTCTACTGGTAGCACAGGCGTTACAGATTCGGAAGTTGAAGTGGGAGTATCTGCCTGCACAGTGGTCTGAGTCTCTTCTTGCACTGTGGAAGTCGGACTATCAACAACTACAGTCTGAGTTTCAGAAGTCACAGTCTCAGAGTCGTTCGTGGGAGTTGGCGTCGGCACACTGGCACTCTGAGTTTCAGAAGTTACAGTCTCAGAATCTTCTGTTGAAGGACTCGGAGAGGGGCTTGGTTGAGGCTCGGGAGC